CATGATAAAACATCTAATGACTCATATAATGAGTTTTCATTTGAAGTAATATTTTCCAAGGATTCGTGTAGTGATTTTAATTCAGTACTAACCTCCTCGTGTTTACCTCTCAAAACTTTAGATAACTCTTCCACATATAATTGTGCGGTTTCCTTATCATCAAACGTCATTGTTTCGATATCCTCATAAAGTGAATACATTTCTTTTAAAGTTTCACTTTTCATAATTGGTTTGAAAAATTTATTCAAATTACCTTTAAATGATTCTTTACCATAAGACTCACTTAAAACTGTTAATATTCTATTTTTAATGTTTCCGAATGTTGCCATAGTTACTCTTGTATAATGTCTTTGAGTTTATTTTCTATTTCATAAATATTCTGTTGTGCCTTATCGACATCAAAAAGATCATCAAATTCTTTAGTGTCATCACCCAACATACCTAATATTTTACTTTTTTTCGTTTCACTTAGAGGTTCATCACCGGCAGAATCAGGTGGTGGTGGTGCGGAACCTCCGCCTGAACCAAGGTCCATTCCACCCATGTCACCTCCCTCAGCAGGTGCCATACTATCTTCCATCGCTTGTCTTTCTTCTTCAGGAATTCCATACTTCTTATCAACCTCATCAAACACACCCGTTCTCTTAATGATGTTTTGCGTAATACCTAATTCGGCACCAAGAGCTCTTTCGAGTCTTTGTTGTTGTAAATCAAGAATTACATCATTATCACTCATACCAAGAATATTCTTTTTAGCCCACGTATGTGACACAGGTTGAATACCAATCTGTGATTGGTCTGAAGTTGCATCTTTGTAAAGTGTAATTTTTTCTTTCCACTGTTCAATCTTTAATAAATCCGATTGTGCGGATGGGTTCGTTAGTGATAGAGTAAAATTGTTTAATTCATCTTCTAACCCTAAAAGATACAGGTGAACTAATGCAATTTTATTTAATTCCTGTATTAAAGATTTTTGAACTCTATTAATGGTTCTAGCAAAACGGATATCCATTAATGCCAAACTTTTACCTTCACCTACAATTTCTTCAAAACCTAAAAACGCCTTTGGTATTCTTAGAGCTGCGAGTAGTTTCTTCTGTATATATTCAATATCCGCAATTTCACCCAAGTTCTGTGCACCAGGTAATGTCTCGATAGGTGATGACTGAGATGGATCTCTTACAGGTATGAAATAATCTTGGTCGACCGCCATCTGATTATATCTCATATCCACTTGACCATTTCTTTGATCAACTATTTGATCTCTTTTAAACTTGTTGGCAACACGTTGTACATATGCTTCAATATCTTTATCATCCATGTTACCCACGAATACCTTGAATACTCTTCTTTCAGGTGCTCTTGAAGTTCTATAGATTAACATCGCATCTTCAGCAAGTAATAGTTGTTTCCAAATACGTCTAACCTTATCTAACATAGATGTTCCATAAGGTAGTTTTCTATCATCCCCCAGTAATCTAAAATGTGCGACTTCCCATGCTTGGAATTCCATATCCTTATTTTTCCAAGTAAATCTAAGTTCTCTACTTGGTAACTTTTCATTTCTTTCTGCCTTATGAACTTGTGATGCCGCACCTTCGTGTCTTTCGATTTCTATGTTTGGTAATTGTTGACAACCAATAACCCCTTTTGATGGATCTATTTTTAAATAAACGAAGTTGTCACCATACTTAGCGGTACCTCTACACCACATTTGTAGGTTTGTGTTGATATCAAGAATATCATAGAACAGACTTTCTAATATATTTTTAACTCTTTTTGATTCCGAATAGATTGTTAGTATCTGACCTTTTTCGGATAATGTTGTTGACTCTTCTGAATAGATATCTAAAGCGGCGGATATCTCAGGTGTAAATTCCATGGACTCATAATCGTAGTATGCCGCTAACCTATTTGGCTCATAATAAACTGATTGGTTATAGAGTGACTGGTCAAGTTTTGCCCATTTATCGGCAATATATTGACTCTGTTGCTGTTGCAACATCTCTCTTTCATAATCTTCCCTACTATCAGTCTTAAGTAACTGATCCCTATCAAATTTATATTGGGGTGGTGTTGGTCTTTCCGCTTGAAAACCAAAAACCTTAGTTAACCTTTGATATACTGTTAAATTTTGCTTCGCCATATTAATAAATATTACTCTTTATAATATAAGAAATTTTTTTGACATTTTAAACTACCTATACCCTTTTTTACTGAATAACCATCCGTACTCCTTATATTGATCAATTCCAACAGTATCTTTATTCAAACCGTGTGATGGTTGACCGTCCATAGACATAGAACCAATAGCGTCAAATGCGGTCCCATGAGAATAAAAAGATTTTTTAGTTTCATAGGTACGTTCAGATAACAACCAAGAATCTAACATAGCTTTATTAGCACTATCATTTCTTTTTAGTTGTGTGAAACATATATCACCCACATACATTGCGATCGCCATTGCCATAATTGCATCATCGTGTGCCCCTTTCATGTGGTTAGGTCGACCATTTATATAAACGAAAGTGTTTAATTCATTTAGTAATCTTGAAGATCTAACTACAAAACCATGTCTTAATTGTTCCTCAAAACTTGCAACAATTTGTGTCCTTTTATTGTTAAAGTTTATACCAGGTATTTTATCCTGAGTTTTTTTATTGTACTGCCAAATATTGTTTGAGGTTACTCCATCAATATACTGATCTTTATAACCCATTTCCTGTAATTTACGTGATGTTGCAATTCCCATACCTCCCGTAATATCTGTTGCAACAAACGCTTTGTATAGTGTTCCCCATTTGTAAACAATAGAGGCTAAATCATCGGGTGGAATTTTACCAACATATTCCGCGACTTGTTCCCCTTCATCAAAATCAATTACACATATCGAAGACGCATCCGCACTATCACCTCTTGAAACATCAACTCCCATGATATATCTATGACCCTCAACAGGTTCTTTCCATAACCACATAGTACCCTGCATATATTTTTCAATCGGGTCTTTAATCATGGTCTTTCTTATTCTATCTTGTACACTGTTAGGGATAACACCGTCACCAGAACCGAGGAAGTCACACTCCAATTCCTGTGCGATCTTTCTTTTATCATATTTGAATTTCTTTGCCATATTCTCAAACCAATGAGAATAGGGTTTGTATCCTTGTTCGAGTAATTCCTCATAACCTTCCCAACCTTGTTCTAATATTATCTCATCATCATTGTATTGTTCTCTATTCAACATATAATGGATAATATCTTCAACTTTAATCCATTTTAGATCACCAGCATATCTTGGGTCTTTAAACCATCTTAAATCGGTTACTTTAAAATCATTCATTCCTCTTAATGCTTGATCATAAACACCGTAGTATATTGGATCATAACCGTTAGGTGTTGAGATAAGAATTACTTTACCACCTGTTGAAAGTGATGCCATACATGCCGCCCAAAAATCTTCACCCGCTTCAATATATGCCGCCTCATCAAACACAAGAACTGTGGGTGTATAACCACGCAATGCATCCGCAGATGTTGCAACGGCTTTTACCTCACAACCATTGTTCATTCGATACCTACTTTCAGAGTTTTTATCCGCTGAGAAACCAACATTAATCCATTCGGGCCACTGATCTAAAAATCCACGAATCTTATTTGCCATTTCAATTGCGGTATCCCTTTTGTTCGCAATGATTAGTATTCTTTCAGGATTGTCAGGACTTGCAGTCTGAATTTTTTTTGATAACCACGCCGCAGTTACAGTGGATACCCCCGCCTGTCTATACTTACGAGTGATATTTTCATTATAGTTATCATAATCATTAATCAATTGAATTTGATCAGGGAATAACTCTAATGGAACATATTTTTTTTGTGTGTTGTCGTATGTTGTTAGATATGTTTTAAGGGCATACGGAGTATCCTTCATTATCTTGGCGTACTCTTTCAACTGTAATAATTTCTGTTTGTCCATATCCTATAAATACAAAAAAAGTGGTCTTTTAACCACTTTTGATTTTTTATACGGTTGGTGTGTCGTCGTCGTCAGGTGATAGATTAATACCTAAAGATCCTAATAACCCACTTAACCCATCATCTTCATCATCACCATACTCTCTGTCGTACTCATCTTCTTCGTAGTCCTCAGTTTTGATATCATCAATAATTTGATTTACCATTTTACTTACAATCTCTTTACCGAGTTCAGAACCTCTTAAAATTTCTTTAGCCACTTTAAAAAATTCATTGACATCTAACTGAGTGAATCTCGATATTAAATAGTTCTGTAAATGTTTATACTCATCTTCAGCTAACTTATCTGGGTAGGACTCTCTAAATTTCTCCCAAATTACGGGACCTAATCTCAAATCCCATATTTCACCTGCTAATGTATCTGTTTTATCGGTCACCATTTTTTCGGATCTTGGGTCTTCAGGAAGTCCTTTGTTTGTGATAGACTCCATAACACCTTTAATTAATTCATGTACCAAAACAGGAAAAACTAATCCCCTTGCCTTAATTGTTGGTGGATCAGTTTCGGCATCTAATTCTTGTTTACCTGCCATAGGACTATTACCTCCCTGTAATTGACCCATAATCATTTCATCATCAAATAACCAATAACCAATATCGGCCATTGACATTACAACACCATATTTCGTCACAATGTTAGGATCTCTTTCAGATAATTCATCAGCAACTAATTCGAACATATAGTGACCTTTATTTGAAGCACCTTGGATCATGGCATTTATAAATCTTCTTTTCGCCACTTCCGCATCGAATTTTTCAAATGAGGTCATAAAGTTTTCAATATCTTCCTCAGCCTCTTCAGGAGAAACACCAAACTGTTGTTCAATCTCTTCTTCGGATGGATCTTCACCCTGCATTTTCATACCCCCCAAATCCATATCCTCCATACCTACAAGTTTTGCATCAAATTGGAAAGTTCCTTCAGGAACGGACATTTCTTTTTTAACAAGTTCAACCGCTAAATTTTCTAAATACTCCTTGTTTTGACTTTCAAATGACCCAATTTCTCTTAGTGTTCTTTGAACTAATTGTACTAAACCGAACAAATTATCGGTTACATTACCTTCCATTCCCGTATATCTCTTTAGTTTAGTTACGATATCTTTAAATCTTTTTGAGGCAATTAACTCTTCAAAATTTGAAGGTACCCCATCAGGTACCTCATTTGGTATTGCGGGATTATCTTTAAAGTCGGTATCTCTTCTTGCTAGTTTATCCTCAATACCAGATTTCATTCTATCAGGAAGATCCCCATAATCAATAGGTGCTTCTTTTAACTTACGAATGTTTTCTAAAAGTTCTTTTTTACTAATCATTCCGCCGCTTGTTTAAAATCTAAACCTAATGATTTAAAGGTTAACTCCTTTGGTAACTCCGCCTTAGGTCTCGGACTACGTCTTGGTTCAAACGGATTTTCTCTTTTGGGTTTGTCAGGTTTTGTGGTTGGTTTCTCCCTAACAGGTGTATCGGTATCAGGTTTAGAGGGTGATGGTTGTTGTTCATCAACATTAAACATACTTTGAGCGGCTACTAATCTATCAGCACTATCACTTAAAGAACCAATCATTTCATAAATTTCCTCTTTTGTTGTGACTTCACCATGATAGTTTTTAGTTACAACTGATTCGACCCACTCATTCATTTCTTTTTTGGGTTTTTTACCCGCTTTCTTCATTGCTATCGCAATTGCGGCTTGTTGTGCTGCCGAGGACGATTCTTCTACATCCTCATCTTCCTCAGTCACCTCAATTGTATCATCATCACTGACTTTGTCTTTAATTTGATCTACTTTATCTGCAGATACCTTATAAACCGCTTCAGATAGAATTCTATCAGATAATTCTTGTAACTGTTTGTCAGTTAAGTTAGAAAGGAATTTTTCACTTAAACCCTCACTAATTAATTTCTTTACTATATCTTTTCTTTTCATACCCCTGTATCGAATTTCAGTTCTTCTTTTATGAGTCTAAAACCTCTCGACTCTATTTTTTTATTTACAGATTCAATCGTTTCTGCAAACGAAAAAGTAAGTCTTTCGAACTCACTCTCATAATCAAATTTTTCCCAACCTAATGATATAACACCATCAACAGCATCTATGATACCAAAGTAGTCCGACTTCTGTACAAGATCTAATTCAATATCACTATTCTTCAAAACACCCACTAAAGAAATATATTCTAAATCAGGTGATAATGGTTCTGTGTATGTAGATGCGGGGATATGATACCATTCTTCTATATCAAATTCAGTTTGATCACTGAAAATAAATTCATATTGTTTCTGACCTTTATAATCAGAACCAATTTCATTGATATAGATTAGTCTCATCTTACTTAAAATATTTACTCAAAGTTTCACCAACGTGTTTGTTGATTTCACCCTTGAGTTCTTCTAAGTCGATTTCTTCTATAGCTTCTTCTTCAGGAATTTCTTCCTCACGTTGTACACTTAAATCCGCTAAGTCTTCAATTGATTTTTCTTCTAATTCTTCGGATGAGTCTTCATCAACAGTATCACCAACAAAACTCTCTAATTTTGCCATTATTTCATCGATCTCACCATCTACTTCTTCATCGCCCATTTCAGGTTCTTCAGCAGGAACGTCACCAATTTCATCATCCATTGATGGGTCATCAAAAGACTCCTCATCTTTAGGTTCGAATTTTTCAGCGATGTCTTCTCTATCCTCTTCATCAAGTGCGTCAAGGTCGACGGCAGATATAACCATATTTAAAACATATTTTATATCATCACTCATCATCTTTTCTTTCACGTCTCTGAGTGCTTGTCCTAACTTACCTGAGAATTTTTGAACCTCAGCCATATAGTCTGATCTTTTACCTTCCTCACCTTCATCACCTATTTCAGGTTCTTCAGCAGGAACGTCACCAATAGCGTTATCTTCAGGAGGTAAGTCATCAACAGGTGCATCGTCTACAGGTAAATCATCTACAGGTTCTGCAGGTACATCTTCCACTGGTGCCTCATCAGCAACAGGTTCTGAAGATTTAGTTTTTAAAACATATTTTTTTGCTTCCTGTAGTGATTCCTGTCCACTAATTAATTCTAATCTTTTTAGTGCTTCGGAATACGATGAAAACTTATTTTTATTTTTCATGAAAATACCACCGATATAATCTAAAGAACTTTCATTGAGTCCTTTCTTTACGTAGTACCCATCTTTTTCTTTTACAATACCATAAGTACCGTTTGTAGATTCTTTTATATACTCAACGTTAGATGATTCATTAATTGTTTGTTTAGGAGTTCTACCATAGTTGGCAATCTCCATGATTCTTTTTAATTTTTCATCACCTTGTAGTCTTTCACTACCCAATGGTTTAAGATCTGACATATTAATATATTTGTTAATAACTTATTCTTATACTATAAATACAACAATATCAAGAAAAAAATATCGTTTACTGTTGTGTTATAGATAATTTATTGTCTGCATTGTGTGTCTGTATGTCCAATAACTTCTTTATATAACCGTTTCTTCTTAATAGTTTGAACGCCAAATTTTCGTAAGAATACTCACCCCCACTATCCAGACCACTCTGTCTAAACTTTTTTAATTTTATTTTTAATGATTTAATTTCCTCAGTTACGTCCTCACCCTTATCAAACCTACTCTTGATATCATCAATATCATCTTCAAAATTTGATGCTTTTTTTATGATTAAATCTTTATTAATTGATTGGATTGTTTTTTCAGGAACAACTAACCAACTATCATTCAATACGGAGTACAATCCCGACGCGTGATGTTTTTCTTTTACGTCTTGTACATAAATTTCACAGTCAAACCCTTTTATAGTGATTTCGTGTTGTCTGTTCCACAAACTTCTTTTACTATCAAAAAATCCTTTTAGTAGATCTAAATTATAATCAGTCTCATCATAATCTATCAAAATGTGTAAATCAACATCAGAATATTTTGACCAATTATAATTTGCTAAAGAACCTGTTAAAACGACATCATGGATGAAAAATTCAATATCTAAATAATCCATGAACTTTTCGGTCACTTCCATTAAACGATCTCTTATCTGATCGTGCATAAAAAATTCACCACC